GCGCGATTGAACACATTGCGAGTGGACTATCAGTTTTATTAGTGGTAGTCGTCGCCTATACCCTGTATGACATGACTGAATCATATAGGAAGAGAATGGATCAACCGGATGAAGAAATTCATTTTACACTTGATCCACAAACTGAAGAAAGTATTCTTCCCCAGTCAAAAGAGCAAGAAACTGTTCCAGTAACATACTTGATGTCAAATTTGAATAACACAGGATGTTGCCCTTATTATCAGTATTTTGTTCAAGAACCAGCAACTTTCAAACCACAGGCTCATGAGATGCCAACTGGAAACAGTCTATCTTCACAGAATGTCACTTTTCATGACTATTCTCCTGGGGCAACGGTTACTGTAGCGTCTCAGTATGATGAAGTTCACAATGAAACCATTGAAAATGATCTGGATTTGAATAATTTCTTTTCTCGTCCTGTTCTAATTTCGTTTACGGAATGGCAGGTTGGGAATGGAGCTGGAATATTGAATTCCAATTTGAACCCTTGGTCACTGTATTTTCGAAACAAACGTGTGAGTAATAGGATCTCCAATTTTAAATTGTTGAGGGCTAAAATGCACATTCGTGTTTTGATAAATGGTTCACCCTTGCATTATGGACGTGCAATAATATATTACACTCCTTTGCATAATGATGATGAAGTTGGTAGAGCTGGAGGTATTAATCCTCTTCCAATTCAAAATCTAGTGAATAATTCGCAAAAACCTCATTTGTGGCTCAACCCTACTACAAGTCAAGGAGGAGATATGGAATTACCATTTTTGTGGTATGATAATGCTCTTGATTTGCCACTTGGTCAGTTTGATGAGATGGGAACTTTGGACATCGTTGGGGTTACTCCTTTGCGTCATGCAAATGGAGGAACTACAGATGTTCAAATTTCCATTCTTGCTTGGGCTACAGATGTTGTACTTTCTGGACCTACAACTTGCAATGTTGATGGTATTGCTCCCCAATCAGATGAATATTCTAATCGTGTGTTTTCGGCAAGAGCAACTAATGTTGCTTCTGCAATGAACAAATTGTCCTCAGCACCAATTATTGGACCGTATGCTAGAGCTACATCTCTTGCAGCAGCGGCAGCTTCTGCTGTTGCTTCATTGTTCGGCTTTAGTAAACCTCTTGAGTTGGAAAGAACTATAATTGTTCCAAAAGGAACTCATGATATGGCTACTTCATCTGGTAAAGACGATTGTCACAAACTGACACTAGATCCTAAACAAGAATTGACGATTGATCCTCGATCTTTTGGTTTATCCAATCAAGACGAGATGGAAATTGCTAACATTGCTTCGACAGAGAGTTATTTGACAACATTCACATGGACATCTGGTAATTCTTCTCCAGCTGGTACTATTTTGTGGAATACTGTAGTTGATCCTGGGGCATTTACAATTTACCCAGCAACTTCTCCAGAGATCAATAGAATCACTATGACAGCTTCTTGTTTTGCTGTTGCTCCTTTTCAGTATTGGAGAGGTTCCATTAAATATCGGTTTCAAGTAGTTTGTAGTGCTTTACATAAGGGACGTATACGAATTGTGTATGACCCTGAAATTGAGGTTACTACAAATGATCCAACAAGAATTACGCCTGAATATAATTTAGGCTATCAAACTGTTGTTGATATATCTGAGACTAAAGATTTTGAGATTACTGTTGGATGGGGTCAAGGAACGTCTTATCGCCATTCAGCTTTCTATGATGGTGTTTCTCCTCTTGATTCTATTAATCCTATTAACTACAATTCTTCCACAAACACATTTGGTAATGGAGTGTTGGGAGTGTATGTTATGAATGAACTAACTAATCCGAGTTCTTCTGTAGATGATTGTTATGTTGTTGTTAGTATGGCTGCAGGACCTGATTTTGAGGTTGCTGCTCCTACAAATAAACCACTCTCTCGACTGCGATTTAGAACATTTGGTGATGTTTCAGCACCCGTTGCACTTTTGGCAGAAGTTCCTGAAATAATTGACGAGGAGATTGTGCCTCAGTCACAAGAAGCTCCTGTTTCCGCTGTACCGACTCAAGAGGCTACCACTTTTGAGGCTACCCAACACGCCGATACATTAGCTGATATGGGTTCACTTACTGCACCAACAAATATGGTTTATTTTGGTGAAACAATTCGTTCTTTTCGAACGTTGCTTAAGAGGTACAGTATGGTTGAACTAGTGAGTTTACCATTACCTGATGTTGCATTACCTGCAACAAAAGCACACATTATACAGAGAAAGAATTTTCCCATTGAACCTGGTTTCACAGGTAAATCTGATTTGTTGCCTACTCGTGTCACCAAGACTGTTAGTGGAAAAGAATATGCATATGGATTTATGACCCCTTTGCGATTTATTTCTGCTGGTTTTGTGGGTTGGAGAGGATCAATTAGATGGAAAGTGACCTCTTCAAATCTATGTTGCAGTACTACAAAGGCACCTGTTACAGTTACACGATATTCCAGTTGTGTTCCTTCTAATATAACCGAAACGATTGCTAATAAGCAAACTAATGTTGGATTGCAAAATTGGTATACTCATTTTGATGAGTCGTCCAATATGCAGGAAGGTGCACAACTAATTCCTCTTACTGTGGAGCCTATTGCTTCTTTCGAAACACCCTTCTACAATAAACATAGGTTTTTGCCTGCTCGCTCATTAACAGTTTTTTCTTCTTCAGCCGGCAATGAGCTTTCTAATTCAGCTTCCTGTTGGAAATATGGGTATGAAACGCAGCAATCAGTGTTTTCACCAAATGATTCCTTGCAACATCAATTGTATTGTGCTGCTGGTGAAGATTTCACTTTGGGAATGTTCATTGGAGCTCCTATTGTTTATTTGGAATCCATTCCCCCAGCCTAGTGAGGTTTTAACACACTAGCGTTTATCAGTACGTTAACTGACTAATCTCGTGATGAGTATAATTCCAAGGACGTCGTGAAAGCCCACGACACGGCA